TTGAGGTGGCAACTGGAGTATGAGCAAAGTGGTAAATATACTCTGGATATGGTCAGAATTGATGATAAAATTAGAGAAGTCATCACTGAGATCAAACTTGAGGAAAATAAAATTGCAGATAGAGAAAATGCAATTAGAAATGCTGCCCCCGAAGTTTCTGTGGCTACTTAAATAAACGTCACATCGCTGAAATCGTATATTTCTTACACACCCTCTTGCGCTCTATTAAAATCTAATATATAAAATAATCACTATACAATTAATAACAATTATTAAATGTAGACGCGTATAGTCGACTTCCCCTAGGGACTACATTTGAAATATTCTAGGAGGAATATTATGGCAAACACATCGTTTAATGGTCCAGTTAGGTCCGAAAAAGGATTTCAACAGATCAATAAAGCTGCTAGCACAGGAGTTATAACATCTAGGTTTTTAGGAATGAAACCAGATTTAACTAGCTTAACTGCAACAGTAGTAGCAACCGCGGCAGCATTAACTTACACAGCTAATGTTATCACGGTCAACAATTACACAGGCGGCGCTGCTCAAGCGGTAACATTACCGGCAGCAACAGTTGGAACTGTAGTAGTTCATTATCAATCAGATGAAACAGCTGGTGGAGTAAACACACTTAAGTTTACTTGCGCTGGTAGTGATGTTTATAGAACAGGATCAAAAGTAGAGAGTAGAACTGCTGGTGCTGCTTCAACTATAGATACGTCTGCAGCTAATGAAACTATTTTGACATACACACCTGCTAATGCAGCTACAAATAGTATAACTCACGGTTGCTATTTGTATTTCACTTGTTTTGAAAAAGGCATTTGGAACTTTGCTCATGATTTAGCAACAGGACCTACATTTGACACAGGCGCAGCTGCTTGGAGTTAATAGGTAAATAAAATAATGTGAGCTCCTTCGGGAGCTCACGATTAAGGAGAAAAATATGGGAACATATATAAGCACCGTAAAAGCTACTAATGGAACTGCTTCTTTTGCAATTTTTGCAGGACCTTGTAGAATTTTAGGAATATACTACGTAGCTGATAGCACTGCAGGAACTATTACTATTAAAGATGGTGGTTCATCAGGAACTTCAATTGCTGTTTTTGATACACCTAAAGGCGCTGCTGCTAATGCAGGAGAAAATGTAGCTCAATACATTCCAATTCCAGGTGACGGGCTTTATTGCGGAACAAGTGGATATGCAACTTTAAGTGGCGTAGCTAAAGTTACTATATTCTATGGATAGGAGTATAGATGGCAAATACAACATCAGGCTCTTACACATTTGGTAAGACTCTTGCAATCGATGATATAATTTCTGAAGCTTACGAGCGAATCGGCTTAGTAGGATCAGCAGGACATCAGATCCATAGTGCAAGAAGATCTTTAAACATTTTATTTCAAGAATGGGGAAATAGAGGAATTCATTTTTGGGAAATAGCTCAAACTAATATTGATTTAACTGAAGGCACTACTGAATATTCTTTTTACAGAGATAGTGCAGATGGCACAAGTTCCACTACAGCACCATCAAATGGTATTTATGGAATAGCTGATATTATGACAGCTTCTTATAGAACTAATTATAATACTACTACTCAAACAGATTTACCAATGACTAAAATTGCAAGAGACACTTATGCAGCTCTTTCAAATAAATTAACTAAAAGTACACCAAGTCAATTCTGGGTCCAAAGATTCGTGGACCGTACTACAATTACAATTTATCCAACTGCTAATTCTACAGCAGCAGATA